GTCAATAACAAAATATTCAAATCCACTTTCTGCAATATTTTTACAAGGCCAATAAGTTTCTTTTCCTTTTATTATCGACAAAAGGCCGCATGATTCTTTCGGCATGCACTCTTTAATATGTTTAATAGCTTCATCTTTCCAAGTCATTGATTAACAAAAGTACCGACACCAGGAAAATCTTTTCGTGTGACTTGTCTTTTTGGTGCTCTTATATTCATTAAATCTAAAGCAGAAACAAGTTCAAATTGCACAATATCTCTATTTTCAACAATTTTACGATCAATAAAATAAATTTCTTGTGGAAGTTCTGCTGTTGTATCAGGTGTACCAAAAGGGTTTTGATTTGATGGAAAATTTGCTGCGTCTAAAAATTGACTTAAGGTTCTTATGCGTACAAATTTTGCTCCCTGTAGGTCGTTAAATGGCGTTGTAGCGTTTACTGTTGCCATCAATGCCGTAATAGTTCCAAGAATATTAGAAACTGTTATTGTGGGGCGTGGTAAAGAGCCGCGTCCAGAATATTCAAACCCTTCCGCTGATATTGGAAATTTTGTATAAGTATTACCCTGCCAAATTATTGAAGCGTTGCTGTTCATCCCGACCCCAGAATGAAATCTTGTGACATCTGTTGAACCATGAAGCGCAGAAACTAAAGTCAATGTATAAAGTTCAATAATTGACTTATTAGATAATTTTTGAAGTTCTTCTGTAGGTAAAGCCATCAGGGTTCGAATACTTCTCTAAATGTACAATTTAATGTTGCCCT